TAAAGAAAGCTAAAGGCAGTCAACCAAAAGTTTATTATAAAGGATTAAGCAAGTCAACCAAACAGAAGCGACTTGCACATTTTAAGAAATACGGAAAGTATGATGACGATAATCCGGCAGCGTACAAGAAAGCTCCCGGCGATAAAACAGCTAAGACTAAGCCAAGTGTACATACACTTAAGTACAGAAGAATGTATGGAGAGGATGCAGTTGAACTAGCGAAGAAAAAGATCGAGAGAGAAAAAGCTGTCGATAAAATGAAACACGCTAGAATGCTTAGCAGAGCAAAAGTAAGAAAAGCAAAAAATCAAATGAGGAGCGAAAAAGATGCTTAAATTTTCAAGTTACGATGAGGCCATCGACGAGTTGCTCGAAAACGAAGGCCTTAAAAAGAAAGCAGCTAAATCTGGCATCTCTTATGGTACTTTGAAAAAAGTCTATAATAGAGGAATGGCTGCTTGGAGAACTGGTCATAGACCAGGGACTACACCACAGCAATGGGGAATGGCTCGAGTCAACTCTTACATTGGTAAGGGTAAAGGTACTTATTACGGCGCAGATTCTGATCTAAGTGGTAAGGGTAAGAAGAAAAAAGAATCAGTAGGAGAGGAAGTAAAATATCCGCATATGATGTATGATCCAAAGACTGGAAAAGAAGTCAAAGCAAATACTCCAGCTGATCATGCTAAATTTGCTAAGATGGGGTATACACATGAAAAACCATCTATGAAAAAAGAAGCTATGTCTCCAGCAGAAAAAGCAGCGCACGATAGAGCTATCGCAGCATTTAAAGCTAGAGGCGGAAAGATTAAAAAACTTCCACCAGGGAAAGCTCAAGGTTATCACGGTAAATCAGATCCAGCATCCGGAATGAAAGGTATGATGGATAAGGGTGACACCAAAGATTTCAAAAAAAATAAGTTCGTAAGGAGTATGAAATGATATATGACTTTCACACTTTCAGACAAAAGGGTCCTATAAGCGAAGCTACCGACGTTTATGACAAAGATGGAATTCAAATTACTAGAACTGCTTTAAAGGGCGGTGTTGGTTTTCAAATTAACTACGGTGAAAGAGGTAGGTATATTCAAGTTCTTAAAAAGGATATGAACAAGATCATGAAAGCAATGCAAACAGCAATGAAAGCAAAATAGTATGCCATTAGGAAAAGACGCAACAGCCGGAGACTACGTAAAAGACTTTAGAAAGTCTAAGGCTCCACAGTTTAAAGGTAAGTCTAAAGAAAAAAGACATAAGATGGCTATCGCTGCTTATCTTGATAAACGCGATAGTCAAGACGAAGCCAAACTAGCTGGTAATAATCTAAAACTCTTTTCTCAGTTGAACAGAGATAAAAAGGTAGATGAGTTGTCTATGAAACTAAAGACCAAGGCTAAATTCGCTCGAGCCGTAAGAGGTCCAAGTAAAAAGGCAAAACCTGATTGGATGAGAGATACTGGAAAGAGAGCAAAAGAAATATCTAAAAAAGCTGATATACTCGTAACTATGAAAAGAGCTAAAGAAAGAGACGAAAGAAGAAAACGTCTAGGTCTAAAACCAGTAGGAGAATCCTCATCTTTTGCTGTAGATATTAAAGGCCTTCCAACTATGTACATGGACGGAATGACTTCTAATGAAATAAAACAAAAGTTGCGTAAGATTATTAAACAGCCTTCTATGATACAGGCCGTTGATAGAATACAAAAGTCTAAAGTTAAAAAGATCTTTAGAGACAAAGGTCAAGGAAGAGAACAGATAGATGCTAGTTATAAGTATGACTACGGTTCTCCAGAATCTATTAGACTTATGAAAAAAATTACACCGGGTGAAAAAATTAAAGAAGGTGTAAGAGGAAAAACAGACGCGCCAAAAGGACCAGAGTCTTATGAAGCGCAATATAAAAGAAGATTAGTTAAAACCACAGATCCTGAACATAAAGAAAAAGGTTATAAGTACAGAATTAAAGGTAAGAAGAATAGTTCACTTACTAAAAAGCTGTATAAGTCTAAACCTGATCAGGCTGAGTTTAACAAACAAATGAGAAGGATTGCAGGTCATGAGTTTGGATAAATTTAAAACTTTTAGAGAAGAATGTATAGATGACGATTGCGAATGTTTTGATCTCTACGAAGATTTAGAGTTAGAAGAAGCCGAATATAAAGGCAGAAAAGTAACTCTTAATAATCCATCTCGATCTAATGATGGAAAGAAAAAGTTTTATGTGTATGTAAAAAATGACAAGGGTAATGTCATTAAGTTAGGTTTTGGCGATCCAAATATGGAGATAAAAAGAGACGATCCGGCGAGAAGAAAGTCTTTTAGAGCTAGACATAACTGTGATAACCCGGGTCCAAAATATAAAGCAAGATATTGGTCTTGTTATCAGTGGAGAGCAGGAGCAAAGGTAGATAATTAATGGCGACAAAAGTGAATGAGAACACTGAATTGTCTATGCCAATCCGTAATTTAATAGCAATGGTGGTTGGCGCAGCGATCGGTACATGGGCATACTTTGGTATCATAGAAAGATTGAATAATTTAGAAAATAAGTTTCAAATTCAAGATGCTGACGTTGGTATGAATACAGAGTTTAGAATCAAATGGCCAAGAGGAGAAATGGGTTCCTTACCAGCTGATTCAGAACAGTTTATGTTGATTGAACATTTATCTGGAGAGTTAGAAAAATTAGCAACTCAGATAGAAGATGGACAAGCGCCGTACGATCAACAACAACAATTGACATTGAACTTTTATAAGGATAGAATTGAAGCTTTAGAAACTGAGATTAAATCAATACGTAAGGACATGATGGGCATGGTCCACGATATGAACGGGATGAAAAAGCACAATGGTCATTAAAACGATGACACTCTTACTTTACTTAGGAGGCGGTATCATAGAACATACCGGACCTATGTCTATGTCAGAGTGTCTTAAAATGAAAAGAACTATTGAAAGACACGGCTGGAAAGACAGAAAAGATACTAGATATTCTTGTGAAAAGAAAAAAGTTGAAGTTGATGTAGGTCCAGACGGAAAAGAATTTATTGTAAGAATTGTTGAGGAATAATGCCAACTAAATTTAGAAGTGTTTCAATACATGAACCGACTATAAAAGGAACTTCTATTGGAAGAAAGCCAATTAAGTCGACCATGAATAAAAGTAAGAGGCGCTCTTTTAAAAAGTATAGAGGGCAAGGTAAGTAATGGAACTAAAACAGGAAATGACGATAACTATGGAACATAGACTAGATAAGATCGAGGAGAAACTCGACAAGTTAGCAGATGCTATGATAGCTATGGCTCGAGCAGAAGAGAAAATTATAGCGTTGCAAGACGATCATGAAAACATGAGAGAGCGGCTGAATAAGTTATCGGTAAAACTTGACGATATTCAAAGAACTGTTGATGATAATTCAAGAACAGTTAAACTTATAAATAAGATTGGAATGGCAGTCATAGTGGCTGCTGTCGGCGCGTACGTTGCGCATATGTGGATGTAAAAGGAGAATCAAATGGAAGAAGGTTTTAAATACCATATACCAGAAGAGATTCCAGCAAATGAAAGAACCGCCTTTCATGGCGCAGCGGCAGCAGCGGCTAAAAGCGGAAAAAAGAAATTTAATTTTGGTGGAAAGACTCATCCGGTCACTATGAAAAAAGATACCGCTAATGCTATAACATCTAGCAAACATCATAACAAAGATGACAAAATGAAGAAAGAAAGTACTATGACTTTTAGAGAAAAGCTAATTGCAGTACTCGAAGGAGATAGAAAAGCTCATTATAAGAGTGCCACTCCACCAGAGGAATATGACGAAAAATCAAAATCATCTAAAGGTGCTATGGACATGATGAAGAATCGTACAGATGCTGTTACTGTTGATGGTAATAAAGCAGCAGAAGTTACGGCAAAGAACGCAGCAGCTAAAGTACCTGCAAAAAAGATGAGAAGTAATGATAATAATAAAGGGGATATGAAAATTATTCCTAGTGCCACTCCTATGAAAGGCATGAAGAAAACAATGGAAGCTTACATGAGTATGAAAGGAAAAACTGATGGCGAAGATACAACCTCCTAAGTGGGCACCAAACGCGCATCCAACACCGACCGGTTGGAAGAACGTTGCTACAGGCGAACTATTAATTTCTCAACCAATTTCTCAACAGCAAATTGATGAGTATTTTGAAGTTCCAAAGCCAAAGAAGAAAAAAGTTAAAGTTCTTAGAGAGGCTCCTGTAACTACAGAAGAGGCTGAAGCCGAGCTTATGCAAGATCAGAGTATTCTTACAGAAGACGATGGTCTACCAAGTGACGTGGAGCGAAACTGATTCTGAATCTTAATATATACTTTTATGTTAAGATTTAAAGAATTAAATGAGAAGAATCTCTTTCTCTATGCAGCTAAGCATTATAGAAATCCTAAATTTGCTGATGCTGATGAGTTTTATGAAGACCTTAAGAGATTCAAATATATTAAAAGATTATTGAATCGTTATATCGAGTCTGATGAATTATCGGAAAGACTGGTATTAAACCATTTGATAGTAGTGTTTAACGTATTTGGAATTGAAGCTGCTTTAAAAATATTAGAATTAAAGTTAGAGGACAAACACTGGCCAATTATAAAACCGTTCTTAATATTTTTAAAGTATATTAAGAACGAAGAATACACTGGAATTACAATGGACCCTAACGTTGTGGATATTTTAAGGAAGATATAATGGGTATCGTAAAAAGAGCGGCAGATATAGCATACACTTTCAGGTTCATACGAATGCTCGTTTTGGACTGGAAAGATTGGGACGCTTATAAGCAAGGTATTATAGACGAGAATGGAAAGAGAATAAAAACAGTGAAATTGGATAGCGATGAAAAAAAGTCTTCTTATACTCCTTTTATTCGCTTGTGCGCTAACATCAAGAGGCTCCTTTCAAAAATTCCAGGGGGAGGAAGTAAACTCGGATCTTTTGCGGCCGCGCTCTTTCTCATTAAAGAAAAATACGGATTCACGGACAAGAACTTAAAAGACATCTGTGAAAAAGTAAACGTTGACGTACTTGATTTCTTAAATG